GGTACTTCCGATCTTTAAGCTTCTTGCAAAGACCGGAGACATTGAAGAAAAGATGAAAGAGCAGAGAGCAGCCGCGAAGAGAATGGCAAAGTGCATGCTGGCAGAGCTCGCCATCATCATGATTCTGGCATTCGCAGCGGGTATCACTGTATGGAAAGGCTGATAGGAGGGAACCATGACAAGAGCAGAGGCAATCCAGGTCGTCCATCAGATGATGGAGACCCGTGAACGCGAGATGATGGCTGTACAGACAGCCGCAAATACGCATCACGGGAATGCGGAGCGTCGCGATTTTCTCATGGGAATCGTAAAAAACGTGGCAACAGTCGCAGGCGTCGCCATCGGCTGGGTATTTATCGCAGCCGGATGTGCCGTGATACAGTGAGGCACGGCTGTACCAAGAAAAGGAGGAATCAGACAATGATCAACACGGACTGCGGCACCTGTCCATTTGTGGACAAATGCTACATGAAGTACAAATTCCAAAGGCTTCCACGAAGCGAAGGCGGTCTGGGGCTGTGCCCTAAAGTTGAAATTGGTTGGGCATCGGAAACCTGCAAGGCGTGCCATTTTACTGGCAAAGTCGGCAGCCGAGGCGGTGCAAAGATTCGGAACTGCCGAACCTGCAAGCTGCTCCCCGATGAACCGATTGTACAGAACATCAAAGGGCGCAAGAAAAACTGCCCATTCATGGAACAAGTAATAAAGGAAAGAGCTTTAGGAGGTAACGTATGAAAGCGGCTTGTGAGATGCAGGTCATCGAGCTGCAGGTATGCGGCGACAGTCGAGGTGAAAACGGATGAGAGGCTGCTGGGTTAAGCTCTGGATGATCGGAGAGCAGCTGTGTCATGTGTCCATTGACCAGTCAGACCAAGACCCCAAGTGGACCATCATGGCAGCTGCCGCACTCATCAAGGAATATTGTAAAGAAACCGGGCTGGATCCTTCCATGGCAGCAGGACATATCGCCCGAATGTTGGAGAAGAAACATGATTGACGAAGGAATCATTATCGAATTCATGAAGCACATCAAAAGGCAGCTTTATGAAGAACAGGCTAGGGCAGACAATGCAGACCACGAAGGAAGGACCAAAGACTACTTCTGGCACGCAGGCTATATCAGCGCCCTGAAAGAGAGCCTGAAAGAAATCGAAAGGGCTACAGGCATCACCGGTGTTTATGGGAAGGAGGAAAGAACGTGCAGGACACATACACGAAAGCAGAGCTTGTAGAAAAATTCAAAGAGCTAGAAAAGCGGGAAATTGTACGCGCGAAGCGTGACATGGAGCGGGGAGAAAGCGCCGCTGCCGAGTGGCACCTAAACCGCGCATCCATGCTGAAGGAACTGATCTCACTTACCGAGAAGGGGGCGCTCTGATGATCTACTACTGCGCCCGCTGCGGGAAACCCATCCCGAGGGGGAAAGAAATGGTGGAAAAGATGGGCGGCCGCCTTGTGCCGACACACATGGACTGCCGCGAAAGATACAGCAAGAAGACATTGGACCAGATGATTCACGAAGCCCTGGATAAAGGACCGGGAAATGAACTTCGTAGAAAGATGAAGGGTAGAAATGACTGAGAAAGAAATCAAAGAATACATCGACAGAAAGATCAAGGAAATCAAAAAGGAAACCGAATGCGACGACTGCATCCTGGCCATTGGAAAAGATGGTAAAGGAGAAATGCGCCTCGGCATCAACAACGAAGAAACTCTGGTGGCGTGTGCCTATCAAGTGATCAAAGCCTATGGAGAACTGGGAAAGAACACATACACCAGGCGGACCCTCCTTCTGAGAGAACTGACGAAGCATCTTATCAGCGAAATCAAAGAGGAATTCGGCGAGAAGGAGCTCTCGGGAGAGATCGATGACATGATCCCAAAGGAGACGGAAGACGATCCGCCTGCTGAAGAGGACATGGTAAGAAGAAGCTCCAAAAGAGGGAAGCCGGAGGCAGAAGATGATCCGTCTGTCGAGAAATAAGAGGTACAAGCTCTTTGAGATCGTCCGTCTCCGGGATAGAGCCCTCTGGGATGTCTATGAAAGAATGCTGGGAATACCGTATCCGGCGGGGAGAACCCACGTCCACCATGTCATTCCGGTAGCTTCCGGCGGAGAAGACATCGCAGAGAACCTCATCGCCTTAGACCCGAAGACCCACTTCTACCTATTTCACAACGGATTCGGGAGTGTGGATAAAGAATGGCAGAAAATCGCCCAGAAGTATCTGGCGAGCAAGGAAGTGAAGGCATGGCACGAAGAAAGAGAAGCAAGTTTGACAGCCCTATACCAGACTGCAGAAACTACCCGTATCAAGAAGATCCGGCGGAACTGCTTGCCAGAGAAAAGACCAGGCTTCAAATACTAAGAGAAGACAATACCATCTGCCCCGTATGTCATAGGGGTATGAAGCACACCTGCCATTGCCCTTATGAAAAAGCAGCCGTCTGTGAAGAACATTGTGAAACGTGTGAATACCATGTGCCAATGACAGCGGCCAGC